CAGCGTTTTGGTTCTCAATCATGTGAAACTCACTATGTCATCTGGGTTAAGAATGGTGCCAATCACCTCGTCATCGTTGATGATTCTGACCTCGCCACCGTCTTCGAGCTTGAATCGAGCGCCTGAGTAGCGGCCAATCAGAACCCATTGCTTTTCTTGGCACCACGGCTTGTTTCCAAACTTTTCCGTGTCGCCGTAGCAAAGTGGCCCCATTTTTACAACATAGGCTACAACCGTGGCAAGTGCCTCACGGTCTACGGTTTCTTTCAGGAGGTGAATACCGCCATCGGACTGAGCTTTGCCCTTGTAAGGCAGAACTAGCATTCGCCAGCCCGTGGGGTCTGGCATACGTTCCAAAGCGGATTTGTCGAGCAAAGTGGGGTCGAGAACGCGCTCGTCGGTTGGGACATAGGCGGACTCAGTGGTCGGGGTTGTCAATTTAGATTTCCTTATAGAATTCTTTGATGGTTTCCTCGACCAAGTTTATAACAGTTAGCTCGCCCTGCAAACTTTTATAATGTTCTATATCTTTTAGCATACCGTCCATCATGACCTCGCGGATAAGCTCTCTCCGCTCAGCCATGACTCTTTTTAGGCGCGAACCAAGGTCAATATCATCCACTAAACTTTCTCATGAAAGTCAAAGCCACGGGTTGCTGCACCAGCGCCACGGGCCTTGATTACCTTAATCTCACCACCCATCGTGCGACGAACCAGCTCAGGCGCTGTTGGGGTTGTTTTGATGCTCTTAGTTGGCGACTCAACCTTTTCAACTCGGCTCATATCTTTAATTGTCATTTCTTCGTCCTTTTCTTATAGGTTCTTTTAGCTGGCTGCTTTGGCACTGGCTTTTCAATTACCGTTTCCGCCTCTTGATCCACAGCGGCCTCTGTCACAGGCTCAGCAACGACTTCTGGCTCTGCAACAGGCGCTTTTGCCTGCAAGGGCGCTGGAGCTGCTGTGCCGTTGATTTCAGCCATCTTCGTTGCAATTCGATGGTCGCTGAGTCTCTTTTTTTCTTGAAGGTCTGCTTGTTTCTTAGATTCCAAGGCAACCTCAACTTGTCGAGCTAACTTCTTGCGCTCTTTCAGGGCAACAATTCGCTCTCGGTCAATGCTATTTGATGAAATAATTTTAGCCACTATCGGCCTCCCATGTTCTTGTTTTGCATGTCAAGGAGCTTCAGCTCCGCTTGTTGCTCAAGGCGACGAATTGCTACATCAAGTTTATCGTCTGCAACTTCTTTTTGAACGCCAAGGCGCTGCTTGGCAATCTCGGTCTCTAAAAGTTTTTCTTCAGCACGTTGTTGCTGCTTAGCTTCAAACTGTTGGTTCTCAGAATCAATAGTCTTTTCTTTCAGCATCAGCTCTTGCTGTCGTATCTGAACCAGTGGATCGGTCTCGTCGCCCTGTCCAATCGACTCAAGCAGCTCTTGCGTCAATTGAGCCAGCACTGGCGACGATATCTGCTCCATCTGCATCTGAATCTGGCTTTGCATCTGTTGGAGCTGATCGGGGGGAACCTGTCCAGATTGTTGCGCGGCCTGCATCTCTTGCATCTGCTGGTTCAGCTCTGGTGGTATCTGATCTTGAACCATCTGGCCAGCCATAAACTGCAAATGCTGCATCATGTGACCAATAATCATGCCTTGGAGCGGCGGATTCTGCTTCACAACGTCTGTTAAAAACAACGATCTGTGAGCGTCGATGTGCGCCTGATGGTTCTGGCCCTCAAACGCTTGTGCAGGCTGACCCATCAAGAAACCACTGTTTTCAATACCCGCATCTACGGGCATAGGCTGAGGCGGCGGGGGTGGAGGCTGAATGAGGCTATCCACATCATCCACGCCCAGTGCTGAGTACATACGCCTGTAAGCCTCGTATATGCCGTTTGGCCCGTGAATTTCAGGGTTAGACTGCACCATCGTCAGTAGCTCTTGAGCCATTGTGATGCGCTGTGACTGGCTGAAGATGTTGGGATCTGACACAGGGATTACATCAACGCGGCCATCAAAGTCTTGACCCATGATTTCTTGTGGGCCATTGCGTGAAACATACGGGTAACTGGGCGGGAGATACTCGGCAAACACTTTGGCAAGAAGCTGAAACTCAAGCTTCTGGCTGTAGTGCAGGCGCTTGTGTATCGCACTCATTACCTTGGTGCCACGCTCCAGCAGGGCCACTGTGGTGCCCACTGGCATGGCTTGGTTCATGTCCCCGACATTCATGTCAGCTATCGACGCAAATCGCTTACCGGACTCTACAAGCAGCCCTAAGAGCTGCATGAGCACGTTGCTGGGTTCTTTGATCGGCAGCGGTATCAGGTTTTCTCGCAATGACGCACCTGTGGTGTCGATGTCGCGGAACTCGCCCGGCTGTAGTGGGCTGTCCTCGTCACGAATACGCATCCCGCGAGCCTTGAAGCCTGCTGGTAGGTTAGCCAGCGTACCCGCATCGATAAGCTGGCGCAGAATAGACGTGGCCGACTTGGAAATGCCGCCAATCATGTGGCTCAAGCCCAGACCGTAAAAGCCAAGGCCCGGCAAAAACTTGTATTGTACGAAGAAGTTAATCTTAGCTTTGCGAGGGTCAGCCTCGATATAATTACGTCGAATCGACAAAACCTTTTGGCTTTGTTCGTCAATTGTAACGATATAAGGCAGTTTAAGGCCCGTAGGCTCTCCATCCTCCCCTACGTCTTCAAAACCGGGTATGTCGAGGATGGTGTGCGTCTCAAATACAACGTGGTCTCGGTCTTCTTGATAAGAAGGCTCCATGCCCTCGATCTCGTCAATCTGCTCTTCAATGTCGCTTCGATTCACGGTCATTGAGCCGCCTTTCAGCTCGACATCAGCATAAAAACCACTGAGCTGCTGCTTTTTGATCTCGTTGCGGCTCATGTTTAAGACATGAGTAACTCGCTCAGCCGAGAACAAATCAGGCGCTTCGTAAGGAACCACAAGGTCTTGAGGCTCGATGAACTTGCTCATTGCGCGGCTTGTGCCAGTGTCAAAATACACTTTCTTGAACGCAGACCCTGCAAGCGGCAGGTAGAAGAGCAACATATCCAGCTCTGGATCGTACTCTTCCATAATGTTCATAATGTAATAATTCATGAAGTCTTGAACGCGACCAGCTTGCATCTCGACTTCTGGGCTGCGTACACCCACAACCTCGGTCTTAACTGGCCCTTTGGCTGGCAATAATTCTTTGTAAGCCTGAGCTTGAAACTGCGTAACTGACTCAGCAAGTATGGGGTGAATCACGCCAGAAGACCCTTCAAACGGCTGGCTGCGGGAGTCATCGAACTTCATACCAAGATACTTCAGCCCGTCAGTGTAGGTCTTTTCCCATTCGGATCTACTTTCCTTGTCGGACTTGATGGAGCCGATAACGTCACTAGCCAGCTTTGACAAGTCGCTGTCAGAAATGAAATCAACGAGGTTTGCGTTAAAATCTGTGTCTATCTGCTCCTCAACGGCATCGATCTCATCATCGACTAGAACTTCTTCTTCACGAACCAGTATCTCGGCTGCGTTACGAATTTCGTCATTGCGAGTCATCTCAGGCTCGATCTCCATCGCACTGCCCATAGGCATCACATCGGGATCGCTTTCAGTGCCCAAGCCTTTTTTCTCAATAGCCATTAGTAATATACCTGTCTGTCACGCCTCAAAAACTCAACCTCTTCAGGGTAATCGTCTTGCAAACTCAAGAACCCACCCTGACGAAAACGCATCAACGCCATTGTTGCTGAGTCACAGTAATCGTCATTATCGCCAAACGGGAAGCTTGCCATCTCTTCAACGACCTCTTCGGCAAAACTTTCGTCTGGTGCCCAAACCATGCCCGACTCAAAAATCGGCGCAACGCTGTTCATTCGTGCGATCTTATCTTGACCTCTCGATGGTGTATAGGCCGTCACTGGGATGCCCATGCGCCGAAGCTCTTGAGTCAGTGGTGTACCGCTGGCTTTGGCTTCGATGAGAATGCAGTCTGGCTCCCAGTATTTGTACTCTTCATAAGCCAGTCGTTTTAGCTCAGGGAAGTCCAATCTGACCCGTTTCGCGTCCAGCAAGATGATTGCTTGTACGTTGTCATCTGGCGACTGAAATATCGCCCATGTAGTGATTGCCGAGTAGTCGGCGGTTTCTTTCTTGCTGAAGGCGGTGTCATAGCTTTGGATGACGTACTCGTATGACGGCACCCAGTCCTTCTCCCACTTGCGCCACCACTCGCGCTTTACGATAGAACCAGCCTCTGCCGTGGGATTTTGCATCCACTGCGCGTTCCACTTGCTTGGCGGTAATGAAGCCTTGACCGATAACAACTCTTCTTTTTTCCAAAACTCAGGCCACAGAGGGGTATCAGATTCGGGCATGATGGCGGGGAACTCGATTACCTCCCACTGGTCTGCGTGGTCATCACCCTGCTTCTTCAAGACCTTGGCAACCAAGTCTTTTTGTGACCATCGGGTCATTACGATAATGATTGTCCCGCCCGGCTGTAAACGCTGCCGAGGGCCAGATGTGTACCACTCGTAAGCCGATTCCATCGCGGTAGGCGACAGCGCGTCTTGCTCTGAGTGCGGATCGTCAATAATAAGAAGGTCAGCGCCTCGGCCCGTGATGGCTCCACCGACGCCTGCGTAAAACGATTCGCCCTCTTGGTTTGTTGTCCATCGGCCAGCAGACTTGTTGTCGGCCTGCAATTGCAGATCTGGAAAAACCTGAGAGTAATCATCAGAGTCTATGATGTTTCGCACCTTCCTGCCGAATCTTACCGCAAGCTCAGCCGTGTGCGTGGTTTGGATGATCTTGAGATCACCCTTGCGGCCCATCATCCAAGCAGGAAAGTAAGTGCTCGCAAACTCAGACTTGGAGTGTCGAGGGGGTAGGCAGACGATCAGGCGCTTGAGTTTGCCCTGTGCAATCTTGTTGAACTTGTCGCCAATAATTTTGTGATGACGGCCCAAGATGCACTCAGGCCACATATGCTTAACAAACTCGATGAAGTCGTTCTGGCACTTGTCCTGCTTCTCCATCTGGTCATAGCGGGAGAGCAGTGCCAAGGCTTCGTTTTGATCCTGCTCGCTCAGGATCTCGAAGTCTTTAAGCGAGAGTTCAGACATTTTCCCAAGCTTCCCCTTGGAACAACAAAGCCTCTGCCTCGCGCCTTCTTACCAAACCGTCTAACACCTTGCCGCCAGCTTTATTCCAACGCTTGATTTGGTGCGGCACATCCGCCATATCGCCTTCGTTGAGTCGATTCAATAGCGTGGATGACTTCAAGTTTGTCGGGCCAAGGTTGTATGTCCAAGCCACTAGCGCGTCAAACTGACTTTGCGTCAGCTCCGCATCAACCAGCTCGTTAACGTAGCCCTCAAACTCCTGCAAATCATCGACCAACATATTGTCAGCGTCTTGTTGTGTGCAAGAGTCGCCCTCGTTGACACCTCTTGTGTGACCATAACCGATAGTCCAGACGTTGGCTGAGCACTGATATGCTTGTAGCTCACAGCCCTCGAACTTTTTAATCAGGGATATCCCCTCCTCGCTGGTCACTCTCATCATCGAGTTCCTCGTCCAAATTTTTGTAATATTGTACAATAGTGAGCACTTGGCGGATATATCTTTTAACTTCCGCCATGTTTGCTGATAGGTTCTCATAACCCTTTGTCGATAAGCCATAGTAAGCGTTTGTCGGGGCGTTGCCCTCTTCAAGATCATCAAGATATTCTTGCATCGTCTGAGGCGTAAGAACCTTCCATTCGACAGGCAGCGTGGATATAGCGTTTGGTAATGCAGGATGATAAACGGCTGCTGGCTTGATGACCGTGACAACCTCGACAGGCTTAGTCTCCGGGATGTATGGCTCTCGACCTATTAGGCCGCAACCACTAAGAAGCAGGATCGGTAATAGCTTCCAGATCACTTAATACCCCCTTGGTGCCACGGTTGATAATGTTTTCAATCAGCCCCGGCTTGCGTAACGAAAGCACATTCATATCGTGCTTTGCGAACTTTTTTCGGATCGACTCCACCTCTTGCTGGGCTTGCGCGTTAGCAGCCTGAAGCTCGTTGACTCGATCCAGTATGCGCTGTTGGCGCTCTTCAGCCTCTGTGAGCTGTTGATTCAGGCTAGATATGCTGCCCTCCAAGACTAGCTGGTTATCTGCCGCTTGACGTAAATCCATAGCCATAGCTTGCTTTTCAGCCTCTGTTTTATCTGCGTACATCTTGAACGCTCCGACAGTAGCCAATAAAGCAATGCCTAGAACCCCTGTAATCTGCCACATTACGGCTTCCTGTTTGACCACGCTTGAGCGCCGAAGAACGCAGCTAGTATACCCGCAACGGATACGAAGTAGACTGCCGCCATATCACCTAGAATCGTTGCTGCTTGATTCAACCCGAAAAGCTCTGATGCCACGACCAAGCTGGGGTACAGCAACATGCCCCACAGCGCAAACCAACTCATAGCACGTTGTGCATCGGCTCGTTCATGGTGCAGCCGTA